AAGAACTAAGCTGTTTTCCTGAAACTCTCCAATATAAACCTCCATCATACTATCAATTGACCCATAATTCATCATAACCCATTGGCATCCAAACGTGAACAATATTTGAGGATTATAATTAACTAAATCTTCTCCAATATCAGGAACAACCATCGTAATATTATTGCGATTGTAATCAATTAGTTCATCTTGGTCATGAGGTTGAGATGCTTGTGCGTAGGTCATTCTGCGTAGATGAGATGACGACCATGAAAGATTGACCAACTCTTCAAAAAGAGTTCCCTTTACTGCGCTTCCACCTGACACAATCACCAGCTTATTTTGAAGATTACATACTGGCTCAATTGCAAGATTCTTGCGAGTATAGCTAAATTGAGAATCTAACATAAATGCACGACACGACGAGCTCTTTAATATCTCGGCTGCTGCATTAATTGTTTTAGTCTTATCAGTATGAAACACTAAGCTCAAAATAAATGGATCAGATGATACTGGTGAAGCAATAGTATTAAAGGCATTTTGGCCGATTGCATTACAACATGCTTCAAATGGAACTGTGTTATAGGCGTAATCAGTTCCTAACTTTTGATTTTTAAGACCAACAACTGGCTTATCATTTTCATCCGAATAGATATCTAACTCCACAAGTCTCGCACCTGCTTTTATTGCCATTGGAATAATCTTATCGCTTACATAGTCATACACTTCTGCACTTGGAAATACAGAATAGGATGAAGATGCGGCATAGAAGTCACAAAATCTATAATTTGCTGGCTGAGGACATCCAAGTGGTGCTAGCTTTGTAACTTGAGAATATGTGCTAAAAATAGGCTTTGCTTTTGAGATTGCTTTATTACCATCTGGAGTCAGAGAGACCCAAAGAGCATATGCGATACTCATAATCAATACGGCTAGAATACCATACTGAGCAGTAGGTGAAATATTTTGCTGTATCCATTCCATTACTTCTTACCAATACTATATAGCACGCCTCTAAAACTTCTTATGACCGCGTCTGGCACGCGTTCTTCCATCGGAACACCTACAAGACAACACCAGTGAAAATATAAACAATACATTCCACATTCAGAATCCTCATGTTGATGTTTAGTTTTATTATAAGTCAATTCAGTTGCTTTAGAATGAAGTCTTGTAGCATCCCACTGCTCTTTCCATCGAAACATAAGTCGTTGAATCTCTGGCTCTGGAGCTTTTGAATAAGAATCAAAATAGGTAATGCGAGCATTTTCATACTTAGTATTCAAATCGGCATACAAAGCAATCCAGTGTTGTCCCGGACCAGTGCTTACATCAGTATTAAAAACAATTCCAATACGGCGAGCACCTTTATCGTATAAATCTTTGATTTTAATCGAGCAGAGAGAATCTACAATACACTTGCCAGTTTGAGACTTCTTATCAAAATCAATAGGAATAGCTCCAAGATACTTATACTTTGTGAATACATGCATAAACTCTTTTTCAACCGCATCAATATCTAAAGAAGATAACCATTCTTCAGGATTTGAAACCCATTCTTCAGGAGCCTTCTGCTTTTTAAGCATGTGTGCTACAATACATTCAGCTGTACCTGCGCTACACTTTGCATGTAGTCTTTGACGAATGTCATTCCATATCTTTGTGAGAGTTCCTTTGGGAATAGGTTTTTCACTCCTATGTTCTTCGTTATAGACTTTTCGTAGGTTTTCTACCTCATCGGCATCCATTATCTTGAAAACGGATTATGTTTAATGCGAGAAGTAACTGATTAGACAATGGAAGAATTAAATAACCTTAAGCGATGCGTCAAGGAATACCGTGATGTTGACAATCAAATTCGAGCTCTTAATAAGCAGGTTTATGAAAAGCGTGAGACTCGAAAGATTGTGGAGATGGAAATGGTAGAGCTTGTGAAACTTCCATTCTTCTCTGGTGTTGACAGATTAAAGATTGACGATGATGGGTCCTACATTCAAATTCATAGACCAGAAACCTACTCGAAAGCATGGAGTCTTTCTAAAAAGGAGTTAGAAGAGCTACATAGAGCATACTTTGCCTCTACTAAAAATCCTACAGCAGAAGGATGCACGACATATGTTATCGAGAATCGTAAGACTTCATTAGTTGCACGAGAATTTGATTTTAATCGTGTGGTAAAAGAGTAAGGGATGGATGTTGATCGTCCAATACAAAGACAAACAAGTGTTGCGCCTGGAACAGCATATGGAGTTGATTCTTTAGAACCATTAACAGCCGAAGAACAGCAGTTTGTTCGAGAAATGGAAGCTGAGATGGCCAAGGATGATATTGAAACGCCAAAAAGAATTTCAAAAGCATATCAATTTTGGGGAGTCGCTGAAGAGTTTGGTCCGGGTAGGCTTTTTAATTTCTGGACAGATGTTGCTAAAAAATCTTTGGCACAAGATCCAACAAATATAAGAAAATTCGTAGTTGCATATTTGTTTTACATGTCTATCTTAACATTCAATGCAACTAATAAATATACTAGAGGAGCACATCGTCATCTCGGTAGCGATCCAAAAGCACAAGGTATAAGAAGCAACTTATGGGAAAAACTAAAAGCTATGGACCAATGTGGAGGAATAATAGGTTTCCCAAAAGCAACCGAGAAATGCTGGTTATGTGGATTTGGACAAAGAGATTATCCTAAACGTGATATACCATCTAGTGTTGCATGGCAATGTGAACACGTTTTACCATTATGCGTGGCCCTTCTTTTCTTTGATGTCCCACAGCGAGCTGACGATCGCTTAAAGGATTATAATTATGCGTTAAATTATGGATGGGCGCATGCAGAATGTAATCGCTTAAAAAGCTCGTATTGTTTTTCCGAGATATTCGAACCAGGCAGTATAAAGTTATATAATACACCTCAGCCAAATGGACAGTGGATTCAGGCATATGTAAACGATCTTGGACTTTTACTTGGAATAAAAAGTCATGTATGGAATGCTGACCGAGTGCACGAAATCATTCGAAGATCAGTTCAATTATCCACTCATATACTTGATTTATATATTAAAGAACCAAAAACTATATTTCCAGAATTTAATATTCGCGACAGTAGAATTGTGAGATCATTTGGAAATATAGATCGTACATTCCGGTTGGCATACCAGAATGATATTAAGGACGATGAAATCAGAAGAGCTATTGATAGTCAACGAGTTCAAATATTTACACTAAATACACCATCATTATGCCTTGCAGATATAAAATCTGTTATAGTTGGTTTACCAGCAGGATTGATTCCAGAAGAACTTAAAACTGATATATTAAATGTTTGTGCAAGATTAGGACAAGGCGGAAAACGTCGAAAAACTCGTAAGTTCAATAAAAAACGGAAGATGAAGTCAAAATCAAAGACATACAAGAAATGATAATTTATAATCCATTCAACTCTAAGAACCGCTTGTTTGTTAAGTCAGACATTCAATCGGTCCTTAAGAAACATCGTTGTGAGTTTGAAGTACAGAATGTATCACTGTTTCAGAAAGCAATGATTCATTCTTCGTATGTTAAGCGTGATGTATATACTACACCTACAGGTGAGATTACTCAGCTGGCAGATAGACCTGAAAATTGTTTGGAACTGTTTGATTCTTCTTACGAAACGCTTGAGCATCTGGGAGATTCAATTCTTGGCGCAACAGTATCTACATATCTTCTTAAGAGATTTCCAACTGAAAATGAAGGATTTCTTACAGACTTGAAGAAGGATATTGTCTGCAACGATATGCTTGGGTCTTTGAGTGTAAAGATTGGTCTAGATAAGTTCTATATCATTTCTAGACATAATGAAGATATCTGTAACGGACGAACAAATGTGAAGAAGCTTGGTGATATTCTGGAGGCATTCATTGGCGCACTCTGGACGGATTCTGGAAATGATTACAAGATTGTTTCAACATTCATTATCTCTCTTATTGAGATGTATATCAATATTCCAAAACTACTTCTTAACAATAAAAACTATAAGGAGCAGCTACAGAAACTCTATCAATCTAAGTTTCATCATACTCCAAAATACGTAATGCTATCCTCTGCTGCAAACACCTATACGATGGCTGCAGTAGATGAAAATGGCGCACATTTAGGAATTGGTAATGCCGTAACAAAAAAACAAGCCGAACAGTTAGCAGCAAAGCAATCAATTGAAAAACTTAACTGCTTGTAGAAAACTCACCTGCATATGCATCATCGATTGACAGCTTTTGAAGAGTAGCCATGACTTCCTTAATATCAAATGCACCATGTCCTTCCTGTACAGACATTTTGCTACCTTCTTTAATTGCTTTGTCAAGCCAAATTTTCATGTCAGCATTTTTACTCTTAAGAATACCATTGAAATACGCAAGCCAAATACTGCTCATTTTTTTAGCGTTTTCTGTAAACTTGCCAGAGATAAATGGAGCTTTATTTCCCTTCTTAGCCCAAATATAGGTCGCATAGCTTTGACAGAAGTTATTTGTTGCAGGGATTTGTACTCCTGCCACATAGGAGTCATAAATAACTCTTGGTGCTCCAGGAACTAAAGCTTCGTATCCTTTCCAATGACCACCGTCATATGCAATACCACAAAACTCTGGAGGAACAACAGTTGCACTGCGACTTTTTCCTCGTAGAACCTGGCAATCTGGTCTTCCATTAAACTCAGCAAAATCAGTTAATATTTCCTCGTCAGATATTGCATTAATTAGATGCTGAAACGGAGTATTAAAATCCATATCAATTTCACTTCTAGCTCGCTTTGCACCACCGCGTTTATTTTTTTTCGAACGTAATCTATTTTTACGAGTTTTCATTACATATTAACACCGATTGTTTTCTTTTCGCGAGGAAGTCTACGGACAAGTAGCTCGCGCTGAGTTCCTCCAACAGACATATCTTCTGCTCCTTCAGGAATTCCTTCAATCGCACGAAGAACCTCTGCTACACGATGAGGCTGGTCTGCAAACTGTAGAAGTAACTGAGTTCGAATTACATTACGCTTCAAAGCAGGACGAGATGTTCTTACGCTACGACTAATATTGCCAACACCATTGCCTTCTAAAGCAAAGTTATCAACCTCATTAACTCGCATAAACTCCAGAATCTTTCCTGAGTTTTCCTTCTTTTTATCTTTTAATAACTTGATTTGCTTACGAAGATCACGCTCCTCATCATCAAATGAAATCCACTCCTTTATAATCTCGCGAACCTTTTGCGTTGCGTCTTCCATTTAGGTTCCTTATGTTTCATCGTTGAAAGTCTCTTTCCACCTATAGGCAAAGTTTGATGATACTCTCCCATATATGGAATAAAACTTGCGAGAGTTGGGTATTCTTTTAAAACTATTGCCATACGCTCTGCTTGGTTGATACCCTTGCTAAGAATGATTCCAATAATTGGAACCCAGTTTGCCATATGGGCGACTGCGCCTCCTAAATCACCTTCTCCTGCAGCAAGCATTGTAGACAAAGCAGTAGCAATTGCAGTAAATGGTGCAACAACAACTGCTCCAACTGGACCAGCAACTGCCTGTCCCGCATCATTTGCAACTGTAACTCCAAATTCAGATGATAATTGTAGTGCTTCTAATATTAAATCAGAGAATGGTATACTATTTTTAACATTATCTACAGTTCCAGTTATAAGTCCATACGCAGAGCCAATGGTGTTATTAATAAGGGACGGTGTATAATCACGAAGGAGAGCTTTTATTGCTAAGTCAGTATATGGATACTGTGAGTCATCACCACCGCTCTGTTTTAATGATCTTAGAATCTTTTTAGCGGTAACTTCATTAAAAATAGGTCTGGTTTTAGCCCTATCATAATACGCCGATTCAATAATCTCTTTTGTAGTTGTGAATTTACTATGTTTTAAATAGATATATAAGCTTATTATTTTAATCAAATTATCTACAATGACTTTATCTTTAACTTTGCGTCGTATAGATTTATACGCGCGTAATTCCCGTTTTGTAAACGGCGGACTTTCATATATCCAAACCATTAATTAAAGCCTATAAATTATAATGGAAGACATGCAGGGAAGGCATGACATAACCTGGCACTCACAATTAGAAAGAATATTATCAGATGAAGGAGAACGATGTTTATGCTTTCAATGGTTACATTCTAAATCAGAGGCGCGTTATACAAAATTAAATACATACTTAAGTCTTCCCGTAATTATACTCTCAACTATAGCTGGTGCAAGTTCAATTGGTTCTCAGACATTATTTGGAGGTAACTTTCAAAACGCAAGTATTGGAATTGGAGCGGTAAGTTTAACTGTAGCAACTATGAATACAGTCGCAGGATTTTTTGCATGGGCTAAGCGTTCTGAAGCTCATCGAATCGCTTCTCTTACATATGGAAAAATTTATAGATTTATTCTTATTGAATTAGCATTGCCAAGAGATGAACGAATGGCTCCTAAGGACATGCTAAAAGTAGTTCGCGACCAATGTGATCGTATGAATGAAACAAGTCCACAGATACCAGATGTTATTATTAATGAATTTAAGCAAAAATTTAATGAAACAACGCCCAACATTAAGAAACCAGAAATTACAAATGGACTAGATCCTATTGTAGTAAATACACTTGGAACGGTAACACCTGTTCACAGCCCAAGTATGAAACTCCCTGTTCTTAAAATTTCCATCGACGAGAACACTCAAGACACGTTACAAAGGTAGTCATAGGTTCATCAGCAGATCGTGTTTGCATCTGATAGTAATCGCACTTGGTCTTCTTCTTGCAGGAAGAACACCACATAAAGATTGCGGCACTTTCATTCTTAGAGTAGAGCTTCTTCTCGCTTTCAATAATCTTCTCAATAGAGCTCTTCCATACTGAAGGACATAAATCTACGGCATTCATCTCTGCAAATTGACGATGAGTAATCTCGCCAGACTTAAGCTTACTCAGCCAATCAATATCAATACCACGTCTCATATATTCATAAAATGAAATTGCTCGACTACGATACATGTTCCAAAATACTCGATTATTCCAATCAATATCTATATTCTCCTTAATTGCTTGCTCGCACACAACGTGAAGAAT